TAATTCTTATTTATTTCTGCCAACCCATCACGACGTAATTGAGAATTGGCAATGAAGATAGCTGCACCAACCCCAGTTAGTGAAGCGGCTGCTTGCACCCAATCCCCTCCCTTGAGTTCCATGCCGTAATACTTGCAGATGCCCACGACCATCCACAGCAGCGACGTTCCGAGCAATGCGACCCAAACGCTCAGCAGCGTCATTCCTGCAAATAACGCTCCCCGTTCCTTTAGCTTCACCGGCTAACCCTTCTTTGACTAAGGCTGCCATCAAATACCACTAGCACTCAAATTGCCACCACCGGTCACGGAGGGCGGCGCCTGACTGGAGATTGTCATGAGCATCCCCGTAAACGCTTTGAAAGATGACGAGCTTTTGCACTATGCCGCGCTTGATCCTGGCGCTGCTGCCGAACTTGTAAGGCGCATAGCTGATGGTGGGCTAGATCCTAGCGCCGAGCGAGACGATCTTCTGGAGACCATTCGAGACCTTGAGTTCGCAGCAGAGTGCGCGGATGACACAGAAGGCTGCCTGCACGACCTCAGGGATGACGTTGACGCAGCCTGCAAGCTAATCAGGCGAGCAATGACTAATGACGAGCGCGAGTTTTCCGTGAGCGAACTTCTACAGCAAGCCCTCGACAAGTTGGAGTAATGCCATGAGCACATTTGCCGTATTCGGAATGAATGAGCACTTCGCCCGCGAATAGGCGAAGCGCAAGGTTCGCGACTTCAAGATTGAGAAAGGTCAACGGATCGAACTGTCCATGAGCCAGTGGCTCCTGGCTGTCGAAGAGCGCGTCATTAAGATCATGGACGGCAAGCGTGTCGCCCAGCTCAGCAGCATGTTCGATGCCCCCCAGTACGCCGCCGACTACGCTGAGCGCATTCGGAATCTAGGGCGGTGCCGCGACGTAATAATCAGGGCGAAGATCAAACTGCCGCAGAACGACTTGAGGCGGAAGTCGCCTACAAAGCTTTCGTGGATGGAATACTCGCCGGAATCGACAGCGGTCGCATGACCCACCCTCACCTACTGCTCTGAAGTCTTACGCATTACCTCGGTCGTACCATTCCACAGCGAACTTAACCGCCAGCTCTTCAGTCTCTTCGATACTTTTAAAGGGGCCGTCGATTTTTCCAATGACCTTTTCCCCGGTGTCCGAATTAACGGTCACATGAATCTTCGCTGGAATAGGGTCATAGTCTTCACCCCATACCGGATGCGCTATGACTTTCTTTCCTGTGCCCTTGCCGCTTTCGATGGTGAGAATCTTTGTCCACGGACGACGAACGTTCATAGCTTCTCCTTGCTCCTTGCCTCGTGCCGAGCCATCAACCAATAGCCCATAAATCAAAATCTCGCCATTTCACCGCCCGGGCATGACCCGGCATAGGACGCCCCATGCCCACAGAAAACAAAGTTCAGCCGGAAGTGAATCGCTACCGATTCAAGGGTGCAGCAGGCGAGTACGTCTATGCTGGTGAGTTCGACAATGCAGTGCGTTGCTTCCTCGATTCTGCCGAGCGCTGCATTGCCGCCGAACGCCGTGAAGCAGAGTTGCAACTGCGCCTGAACGCAGCGGATCAGCGGATTGATGAGCTGACCGCCAAACCATCCGATGCCGAACGTGAGCGACTGATGGGAATAGTCGAGCAATACCCTAAAGGCGATCCGCTCGAATACAACGCAGCCGTTCGCAAACTCCAGCAGTAACTCCTTCCCCCTTCAAAGTCAGCCGCTATAGCGGCAGTACGCCGAATGAAAAGCTCAGTGCGCAGGCGGGGAATTAGCGGCCACGATTACGAGTGGGGCATTCATAAAAGCATCCCAACATTCATAAGCGTCGTGTTGCCTTTTGCTTGCAACATCCCATTCGGGACCCGAAACACATTTGGATGACACCAGCATCATCATTCCCATGGTAGCGGCGTCTAGCTCCAATAGGAGCTCATGGGATTTCATCCTGAAGTCGTCGATAGATGCCATGTCTATGTCCTGGGCGGAGCACACCGCCATCGAGTAACAGTTGTCACTCGAGCGGTTGAGTGTGGCGTGAAGAAGATAGTTCATACCCATTCGACCGTAATTACGCCTACGACCCCCTCCCCATTCAAAGTCAGCCGCTTGAGCGGCAAAGGACAGGTATCACCCAATGAATGCGAAAATCAAAGCCGCGTGGTCCGCCGCCCGGGTATCAGCGAGGCGCGATCTCGGGATCTTCTTCGTCATGATGATTCTTGCGCTCGTCGCGGCGCTGATCGCGGTACCGATAATTTTGATACTGACGATGCTGTCGGACTGGGCCTGGGGTGCAGTAGCGGTTGCTTTCGTTGTCTGGATCATTTTCGGCGAAACCATCACGGCTACCGTCCGAGCCTACAGGGGTGAAAAGCCATGATCGCCCTCGCCTGGTTCGCCTACGTGTACTGCTACAGGGGCCGCACTGAACGAATACAAGACATTACACGTTGCGATAGATGCCAAGGCGCGCGGTAGAAGGAATAGGAGACAGCTTCGTAGCCGTAAGAATCATTGCTCGAGCCACCCCGAAAGCCAAGGCTGCACTCATAGATTCTCCTGGTCGCTCTTTGTAGTACTCCTCAAAGAGCATGCATCCAGTTCCGTCGTAAGCTCCCACAAACAATTGAACCGCACCTGTCCGAGAAGTGCGTACTTGAACGTCGATCTGCCCTCCACCAGGAAGTAAACCATCGTGACATCGGGTATGAAGTTCGCTGTCCGACCAATCCCAAAACACCCGCCTTCGTTGCTTTGAAAACATGATGTCGGTCCGTATTAGAGAATTCGTGCCTCTTGTACTCCCTTTCCGAGTCGCGAAGTGAATTACCTACAATTTATTGAACTTTTATCGTGCCAGGCGGTATCACGCACTCTTTTACTCTTCCACCTACCAGCCTGCCGTTGAACGGCAAGGCGGCCAGCAATTCAATTCAGTCCGGATCAATGAGCAAATCCTGATCTTCGAAGTTAAGCAATGGCTCTTCAGTGGTTTGCCGCCGGCGATAATTCAACACAAGGCGGGAGCGCTCGACATCAAAAACCTTCTCTCCAATGACAGCATCAAGAGTCGTTGAAATCCGGTAGACACCGCAATCTGGGCATGAATATCTCAAAGCAAGCCCTAGTGGAAGTGCTGGCCTTGTTTCCGCCCCACAAACAGCGCACGTCATCGCCCTCTCCTTTTCCGTAGTTAAACGTCAATCAGACGGGCTGCCAGGGTATGGTCGATTTTTGGGATCACTCCGGAGCCTTGTTGTTGGGCAAGCCACTTCCGAGTCCGCTCTACGTCGAAGCGCAAGTCGCGGGCTTTCATCAGCACAAGCGCCGTTTTAGTGATTCGATAGTGTCCACATTCCGCACACGATCTTTCCTCACAGTCGCCGTCCGAATCGATCTCCGCAGCCGGTTTTCCACAGATCAAGCATTTCATGAACTACTCCTCCGGCTCACCCCGCCAGTCACCTCAGGGGAGTGTGTTAGGTAACGCTACTGGCGAGGTGAACCAATAAACCTTAGCCCACCTGCTCCGCCTGCTTTAACCCCTCATCTGATTTCCACAACCACCTACCAGCCTGCCGGTGAACGGCGGGGAGGAATTCTGCATGCCTGAAATCAAGTGCGCATATGGACACACTCTGAGCGTCGGCACCGATGAATGGATCAATCAGTTATCGCTGGACCAGCTTCGCTACGCCCGCCAGCAGATGGCCGAGCTGATTGATAAGGCGGAGCAAAGCCCGCGCCGGACAGTCTGGCTGGTCGATGACGGAATTAGTGTCGCTGGTTTTTATCGTGAGGACGCTTTCGCTGATGCGGCCGACCACCTACTCAGGATCTACAAAGATGCGTTTTTGAGAGAGGCGAAGGACTTCGGCGGCGGTCCCGGATCTATTCACGAATTCAAGCAATCAATCCCGCATGTTGAGCCGCGCCGCGTCACTCAGTTCGAGTACGACACCGAATGGTTCCCCGCCAAAACCCGATAACCACCTTCTGCCGCCACGCGGCGCGGAGCATCATCATGGCAAAAGTCATTGCCCATATTACGGCCAGGCTGCCGCGCCTCATGGAGGCAGGCGAATACAGAAAACTGCGATACGCCGGCGGCAAGCCGAGTCTGCAACAGTTGAAAAAATGGATTGAGGAAGGCGAAGTGATTGGAGAGGTAAAAGGTGGGATGTATTTTGTTGATCTACAGGCGGCCGTAATGGGTTCCGATGATCCCCTGCTCGCCAAGATGATGGAGGTAGGCTAATGGCTCCCCCGCGCGGCCGGGACGTCTCAAATCGAGGACTCCCTGAAAACCTTTATCCAAACGGTAAATATTTTGTATACCGCAACCCGGTCACCGGCAAACGGACCAGCATTAACAAGCCTCAAGCCGACGCAGTCAAACTCGCAAAAATGGCGAACTCTAAGCTTCAGCCGCTCTTGGATTCAGATGGGGCACTGCTTGCCGTGCTCACCGGTGAAAGAGCCCCAACCTTCGCCTATCTGCTCGAGCGATTCGAAACAGAATGGTTGATCGGACGTGGCTACGCCGATAGAACTCTTAAGGAGATCAGATTCAAACTGGCGCGATACAAGGAGGATTTGGGGAGCAGGATGGTTGGTCAACTCGATGTGCTGACGGTGGCCGAGTACCTAGATGGCTTCGAGAATAACGCCTACACCAAGCATCGGGGGTTACTGGTACAGGTGTTCGCTTTCGCCGTGGCCAAGGGCCTTTGTGAGCGCAACTCTGCCGAGTTGACCTTGGTGAAAAAAGAGGCGGAGAAGAAGCGCCAGCGACACACCGTCGAGGGGTTAAACAAGATTTTGGAGTACGTGGGGACACCGATCTGGCTGAAACGAGCCATCCGACTGGGGTTGCTGAGTCTTCAGCGGCGGGAAGATATCGTGATGTGGCCGAAGTCGGCCGTGGACCTCGAGCAGAACACCATCAAGGTGTCGCCCGGCAAGACGCAGAACTACGGAAAGCCCGTGCACCTGGAGATCGTCATGGGGCAGGCCCTGCGGGAGGTGATCATGGAGTGCGTGCGATCGCCGGTCGTCTGCCCTTACCTGATCCACTACTCGCCCAAAGCGCGCAAGCGTGCACAACTCGACGCCAAGCTACACTGGAACGCAGTTACGCCGGACTACCTGACGAAGTCCTTTGCCCAAGCGCGTGACGATTCGAAAGCTTACGAAGAGGTGCCAGCGGGTGAGCGCCCCACCTTTCACGAAATCCGTGCACTCGGCGCATGGTTGTACGAGCAGCAGGGTTTTGCACAGGAATACGTACAGGGGCTGATGGGGCATGCCGACGTGAAGATGACTGAGCATTACCAGGCGGGCCATGGCGATGACGCGGTGGTTTACATGAAGGTGAAAGCCGATTTAACGCTTTGACAGTGGTTCGTTTTTCCAAATCGTTTCCAACGTTTTTCCAAACGTCGCCCAACAAAAAAGGGCCCACCTTTCGGTGAGCCCTTCTAGACCGCCCAGCAGAGCGGATTTTGTTTGGTAGGCGCGATTGGACTCGAACCAACGACCCCCACCATGTCAAGGTGGT